AGTATAATCGGAAGTTTTAAGAGTGCCGGAGGTCAAAGTATTGGCCGTAACTATGCCTAAGGTCGCTGTGCTTATCGTTCCTTTAGTAATAATGACATTCGATTGGGTTAAGGTTGGGCCATGCGGATCGGATGCATCCGCAATATGGCTTACTGCATTAGCTGAAAGTGAACCATCCGGCAAGGTCCCGCTTACTTTTGAAGCTAAAGGAATTGTAGGTATTGATGCTAAAGGTAAAGTTCCTGAAATATGATGCGTATCGTTTAACGGTACTATGCCTAAACTAGCCAACGGCAAAGTACCAGAAATTTCACTATCTAAATCTATGCTCGCGCCCAAAGACGTTACATTCGCGATAGTTAAACCGTGAGCTGACGTTGTATTGGCTATATGGGATTGTATATTCGCATTCGCCGCTTCGTATACTCCTGTGTGGTCATGAGTGGAAAGTGATACACTAACACCGCCGATTGTCAAGGCTGAGAAATCAACGGTACCATTACCAAAAGTTATTGTCGGATCAGTACCGGCTGAAGCATTAAACGTCCATATTATCCCACTCCCCGAGCCCCAAGTAACTGTACCAAGTTCAGTCGGGTCAACAGATACGGTTACAGTTCCGCCAACTCCGGACTTAACAATGTCTATATAATCACCGGCAGTCAAAGTTAAATCTGCTCGAGCGGCTATCGGCAAAGCTAATAAAGCACATATCAGAATTAATCTTTTAATCATCCTATCACCTGCTCTCCATCGAATATCACATTCTCCCCGTCAAAAATAACGTGTTCAGTATCTACCCGCCTAAACTTTAAGTTGACTGTCTTAGGCGTGATACTAATATGGCATATTTTTGTACCTGGATTATATAATATGACTTTTGCCTCTTTGCTTAATTGTACCGACTTAGCTTCAATCATCCGTGCAACCGCTTAATAGCATACTCGTTAATTTTGTCTTTTCCTTCCATGCAACGCTTATCGCACATCTTGCAAAGTAACCCGTGCGGATCCCAGATATTCTCAATCGCATAGCTCGCGGTTACCCAGGGCTGTTTGACTATACCCTGTCTTTTTAACTCATAGAGTTTCTTCCAGTCTAACCGCTTCTGCCCGAATTTATCTAAAACTATACGTTTCTTCTTTATTTTAAATGGCTTACCACCTACGTCAACTTGGTCACTACAGTTCTTTAACTCGGGTATAGTCTCATAGAGATATACATCAACTGTAGGCGGTATGAGATAATGTCCCGGACATTGTATTTTGCGCTTATAATATGGCGCAGCAGTGTTTATCTTCGGTTGTTGTTCCCCAATTATTACCGTCATATTATTTGTGCGCGTCTACCAAAGATTTAACTTCATGGGCCTTAAGAATATGATTTATAGCTTCCACTGTAGTACTGGACATCTTCGCTATTTCGTTGGCCAGCTTTTCCATTTGTCCTGATTTACGTGATTTATCTTTTGCCTCTCTGCCCTGTCTATTTTTTTCTTGCTTGCGCTGATATTCCTGTGTCTTGCTATATGCCTCAAGCTGTTCAGACGTAGGCTTATCAACAGATAACATAATGCCGATATTGGCAAATCTCTCTAATGTCTGGATAGCATTATCCTGATGCATCGGACCAATTCTTTTACCATCCCTAGTCCAAAGCGAGATATTTTTATGGTCATGCTTTTCGGTAACTGTGATTATATTAGCGGTTGATTTGCCTTTCGCCTTAATCTTTTTAACTTCTTGTGATATTCTGTCAAGTGCTGGGCTTGTTTCTATAGCCTGACTTCTGGCCGCTTCATCACTTGCTACTTTTGCCCTTAATGCTGCATTTTCTTTCTCTAGCTGTTCAAGTCTTTCTTTATTTGTCATTTATCACTCCTTTTTCCTGTATTGCGACGGAGAAGGAATTGTTTACCTTCTCCGCCACAGTATCCGCTTTCGCGTCGACTAGTTTATTGCAAACTGCATTTCGTTGCCGTGCTTATCACGCAATACAGCCTCACCGCGGAACTCCGAACCGACGATACGGTCAGCAACATCAGCCGCGTCCCGTTCAATTTCAATTTGGAATCCTCGCTTGGTGACATTTTTAAACGCCTGCCTCGAGAATGCCGCGCCTGAACCCAAATTCGAAACTGCAACACTTACGTTGGCGTCAGCCCATAGGTTAAACCCTAGCGCCATACCAGCAAATCCATATCGTGCGAAATCCTCGCCAACAGTACCTGGCCCTTGGGTCTGAATAGCGTCTGACGAATTGTCAAACAAGCTAATCAATCCATAGGTGTACCAAATCTGCTGAGGATTAAGCACTAGATGATACGGAAGTGGAGCAAAGTAAGTACGCAGTGAACCATACGCAGCATAAAGATCAGCCGGTGCGATACGAGTTGTATTAACTAATGCCCCTTGATTGGTAGTTAAAGAGGCAAATAGTGTAACTAAGTCAAGATCTTTACGTACGACTAAACATTGTCCGATTAACTGCCCTGCGACAGCTGCCATGTCATTAACTGACCCGATATTGGCAAGGTCTTTTAATTGTACATAAGCAGCATGTGCGCCAACCGTTGCAGCCGACGGAGAAGTTTCGTCGTTAGTTGTCGAGTCCAAAGCCTGAGAGGTAAGGTCATCAGTCGCTTCTGCAGTTAACTTTTGCACAAACGGAGTCTGATGAATAATCCCTGCGCCAGGAAACTCGACATTTTCAATCAGAGAAGAGACAACATCTCCTTCTGTTAGCTCTAACAGAGCCGCCGAAACTATCGTCGGAATACACTCTGTTAGGGTAGTAATGGTAGTATCAGCCATTTCTTATAACCTTTCTGCTATCGGTTTATACCTTTAGCTTTTAATGCAGCTTTTATTTTTGACGTTAATTCACCTACTTTTTTCATATCCCTTGATTGATGCGCGTCTAACAATTCAGCGTTAAGGGTATCAAGGTCTGCCGCTACGCCGCCTCCACCCGGACCACCGTCACCGGGTGGAGTACCGCCCCCATCTTTGCGAACTGCTTTAACCAGATGAGGTCTTTGAGTCAGAAACTTTTTAACACCCTCCTCTACGGAGTCCATGACTTCTAAACCATTTGCGTCCCGTCCTTTAATGCGGACGTTGCCTTCTTTATCGAACACCGCCTGCTGCTTAATGAGTGCCATTGATTCTTCGGCATAGGCGTTTTGCTTAGATATCTCACTCATTAAAGCCGTACCGATCTTCATGTCATTAATTTCCGAGTCTTTTTTTGATATAATACCAGTATATTCTTTCTCTTTATTCGTCCACCCCTCTTTGAGCTTATCGTATTCTTTTTTAGCCTCTAATTCTTTCTGGCTAGCTTCTTCTAACTTTTTCTCATGCTCACTTTTGAATTTAACTAAATCATCGTAATTGGAAAATTTAGCTTTTTCTCTGGCGAGTCTATCCTGGACGATAGCATCAACTTGCACTTGGGTTAAAAGTTTTTCTCCACCTTTATCCCCCCCCTTATCTCCACCAGTGCCGGCATCACCACCGGCCCCACCTTCGCCGCGTTCATTTAAAAACCAAAGCAAACCACAATTCATCAATATCCCTGCAATAACCGATAACATATTACCCTCCGTTTTTACCGCCTGAGTTGGCGTTCTCCGTGGCCATTCTCAATAATGACGGGATTCTATCGGCAAGGCGGCCACTTTCACCCCTGCCGGTCATTTCTTCTTTTTCAGCCATGGCATCTATCATACGCTGCATATCTTTATTACTCATGCGCGGGAATTTCTTTTTCATAATCGTAGATTTAACCTCTTTATTGAACTCTACACCTAAATTTAGCCTCGCCATTTTCTCCGCTTCATCAAGATCGGCATTTAATGACTGGATAGAAAACTCATTCGGATATGTTATCGAACCATCGAACTCATCATCTAACCAGCGTCCAAATACTTGCCATAATTTAGTTTCGCCGTCTTCAAGATTGCCGGCCTTCTTAGATAGAGCTGAATTGGTCTGGTTAAAATCCCATGCCTTACTTACGCCCGATTGTTGAATGGCTGATTGTCCTTCCGGTGCCTGGACAGAGCCGCCCTCAAGTTTGGCAAGCTGGAACACCTTAGCTACCTGCCTGTCGATATGTTTGAAGTATGTTTCCGCATTAGCTGAAGGCGGTGATATGTATTGAGGCGGGTTACGGTTCTCAGGGTAAATCAATCCTTTGGAAGTACCGATTGACAGATCATCATATTCACTGGCCTCGCCCTGAATGGCTAGAAACGCAAAAGTCTGGTCGCGTAAGATCTGTTTCAATTCTGAACACGAATTATAAATATCCCGTGTAATAAACGCAATGTCGGCTATGGACGAAATACCTAAGAAGTTACGCAATTTCTTGGATTGCTTATCGAATATGCAAGTCATAGGCACTACCCCAAGCCCATGAACCCCCCTATTGATTTCTTTGTACTCAATATCATAAACAATCCATTCTTCCCTCGTCCAAAGACGGTATTGAGATACTTCTGTCTTTGACTTATCAAAATTAAATGGGTCGATGTTAACGTCTAACGATTCCCTCAACAATATCCAATAAGGATTACCAAATTGGTCTAAGGACCAATTCAGCATATTCTGTGGATGATGAAAAGTAAAATAAGGCAAGAGATTATTATTATAAATATCCGCCTTTGACAAGACCTTACCCTGATAAGCGGGAGAGTCGGTAATAATGAATATATGCCCGTATAATTGTGCCAGGTCTGCCATTTCCTTACGAAATTCGCCTATTGAGCTGCCCTTATTGTCTATATTCTCGCTACGTTGTTCTACTGATTCCTCGATATTGCCAAAGTCCTCATTAACCGGCTGTTTAAACATGTGGTCGGTATAAATATCAATAATCGGCGAACAGAAATTATAATAATAAGACATTTGCAACCGTTCGTTGTAATCTTCATGGCGCTCTTTGGGGTGCATAAATAGATTACCTTGACGCGTAGACCGAACTTCGCGCCCCCCGGCGAATATCTTAAACGCCCAATTCTTCAATGAATTAGCGCCGGTAGATTGTCCTATCGCAGCTTTACAATAATCAATCCCCCCCTCATAACTGTTCAATAAAAAACACCAAAAATCATAATATGATTTAAAAACGTGATGCGGATTCTCAACCAGGTCTTTTATGCTTGTCATATTTTCAATCCTTCTATCCGGCTTTTATCAAGCCCAAATTCTTTTTCTATGAAATAACCGGCCGCATCTGACGGGTGAGTTAACACAAAATCCCGCTTTTTGTCTATCTGTACTGTACCTTCTTTAAATGACACTTGTTCTAAATCCCGAATAAAATTTTTACATCTATTCGGGTTAACAAATGCGCGCCGGACATTCTTGCTATTGCAAAATAAAGCATTCATTGAGTTTATCCTATCGCGCTCAGGAGGATTACTAAGCCGGATATGATTAGTCAACCCATAATCTTTGAGCTCATCTTTAACTATCTTCCAGTTAGTTACGTTAGAGTTAGTCGTACGATTTTCACCGCTTGCGTCGCCGTATAAATGCACGCCCGTCCTATGGTTAGGATACCGCTGCTTAAACTCGTTGCAACACTCAACCGTATTTGAATTACGAATGAATATCTCATCAATAAAATATACTTCGCGGAGTTTGGTTTGTTCATTAACTCCTGTTTGTGCGATAACCCAAGCCATAGGGTCTACGTTAAAATCACAACATAGCATTACTGGCTGGAGTGGATTATATTGAGCAACCTTAAGAGCCAAATCTCCGGCATTGTACTTACGGTTAAAAGAATAATATACCGCGCCCTCGAATATAACAAATTCGCCCAGCAATTCCTGTTGCATGAATTTCTCGTCATAAAGACTGGCTAATTCATCGATGGCAGAGGCATCGAGATAAGTATTCTGATAGGTGGTAAAACGTACCAGCCCATATTGCGGCCTACGATTAGCAAAGAAAATATCATGGATAGCGTCAAAACTATTAGGCGACGTTGTAACGATAATCTTACCGCCAGTAGACAAGACACGGCCCAAGGCTACTTTCCAAAGCGTCGCAAAGTCTTTACACTCTCTGGCCTCATCAATCCAGATACCGGAAGCAGTCACATTGCGCAGCCTATCCGGTTCTTCCCCTGAAAAACCATAGACCAACTTGCCATTGCGCAAAGTGATTATTTTTTTTGAGGCATTATTCGATAAGATAAACGGAGACATTACTGAAGAAAACTCGGCCCATGTAGTCCTATCAAGCATATTGTATGTCGGGGCAATTATACAATAAGCGGCCGGCGCGCCATATTTACTATTCCAAGCCTGCCTACCTGCTTCTCTGGCCCCGGCAAAGGTTTTCCCTCCCCTCACCCCACAGACCATAGCCACATATCGATAGAGCCGACTGATAGCATAATGCAACGCCTGTTGCCCCAGGTGTGGGATATAATTTTTAAACCGGATTATTGGATGATTAGTTTTTTTGAACTGCATCAGGATAAGAACTGTTTAATGCGGTTAACATTTTCGCCTTGATCCATAAACTCAATATCACCCTTGAATACCTCTGACGGGTCAACTTCAACTTTGTCCCTTTGCCCTAAATATTGCTTGCCTAAGAATATTGCCATAGCCGCGGATGACTCGGCTAAACGGAACTGTAACCGGCGCAAAGACATCTTACCGCCTTCAATTCCTTTTTTGTATATACTTGTAAAATCTTCTCTCAGGTATAGTGTTGATTCNGGGATNNCTAGTATTGCNGATATNTCAGCTACCGTNCATTGAATATGCGCCAATTTTTCTACTAACTTTAAATCTATTTCAGNGCGAGGCCGTCCGCGTTTTCTCTTGCCATTTCCGTTGCCACCGTTATTGCCCATAACCACCTTAAATTAGTGGGAGCGCACGAGCGCTTATGTATAGTTGCGCCTTCACCGGCGCTATTGTCTCTGTCCTCGGCGCTCCCTGATTGTGTAATTTATGAGTAGTAAGGTTCTAAGGACTTATTTTTTCTGGGGCTACCTTACTACCCGGCCCCATATCTATTTTAACTGCTTGAAATAAAGGACTTATAATAATAAAAGAAAACTTCGCGTAATGACCCTCACGGGTCTAGCCAGTTTCTTATGGATTTTAAATTGTCGTTCTAAGTATATACTATAACTATATGTTTGTCAAATCTAACCCGATTTTTTTAATAAAGCCTTAACGATTATTGACTTAACATGGGCTAGCCTATTCTCGGCCGCTTCCACCTTCCATTCCAACGCTTTTAAGAAAATCGTTTCTTCTGCGTCTAAAAAATTCTTCTTAAAATATATCTTAATCAACTTTTTGCTGGGTATTGAGATTTCAACTTTGCGAAAGCTACAGAGCCGCGGTTCGGTTTTGACATAAGACATTTAACGCTCCATAAGAAAATACAATTGCGACAATGCTTTATTGGACTGACCCTTTTCCGAGATATTGGACATTTAATTTTTATCATCTGTTGCACCATTCTTCTGATTACGGTCCACCAAATCAAACAACCCCTTATATCCCATTACCCCTCCAAACATCATTAATGAATTTAGCGCGCTGGTCTGAACGATTAACAAAATCATACCAGAATTGCCGTCTTTGTTGCCGCGATATGCCCTTCTTGGTAAAAGCGCGGTCAATAGAATCAATCATCTTGCCTAACAAAATTAAATTCTTTCTAGCTTTACGTAATGCCAAATAATGCTTAAGTCGTTTTAGCATTCTTGCCCTCCATAAAACCAGGAAAATCATTGTAATAGTTTTTTTAAGTTTTATCATTATTATCCTCCTGCCACTTGTTGCGTAATATACCGGTCAAGACCATACTAAACACCCCAAAAGCCAACTGATTAACCTGCTTATTCAAGGGGTTTGTAGGGTCGGCGTAATGGAAGATTGGCCCAAACCGGCTCTTATCTACCCCTTCAAACGCAGTATCTACAATTGTCTTAATTCCCTCTTTGGTGAGCAATTTGCGCCTCCTTTATGCGTTGTCTAAATTCATCAATCAGTCCTTTCATGCTTTTACGGTCATGCTGAATCATAAACTTTTCTGAATCATCTAAGAATTTCCACGTTGCATTTACATCCCCCAACATATAGCTCGCGCAGGCAAGCCCAAAATAAAGCTGGCAATCATCCGGGATATAGCGTAATCCATTCGCCGCTTCAGCCCAAGCCATAATCGGATTATTCTTATTTAGCATAAACTCATACCGATAATACCATATCCGTGGGTTATCGGGGAAATTATGAGTTTCTAATTCGTATAGAGCGTTATTGTCTTTTTTATATATAAGCATGACTTTGAGCAGTCTATCTACGTAAAAAAATAATAANCCTCCAAGTAGAAATATCGCCAATTCTTTCGGGAGATACTGCATAATCGCCCCTACAAGCGCGACTTGATAACCAGNTAGAGCTAAATAAGCATAGCGCGGCGCGGTGTATTGCTGGACTGTAATAAAATTCAAATACGGNCCAATAGATAAAACAAATATCAATACACCCATGCCGATATGATTAGACTTGTTGAACCACCACAGCACGCCCAATGTCGCCATGGCAAATATCCCACCCCAAAAATGTCGATTGAGAGAATACCAGTACAAAGTTGATTTACGGGATATNCCAAACGTTGCAAGAAAAGAATTATAAAAACCNTTCTTTATCGGCAAAAGGCATGATAGCGAATAAAAACCAAAAGTTTTGACTACAATTATGAGATTCGACCAGCCGAACTTATAAAGGGCGTAATCTTCAGGGATACCCGGATCATTTACACCATCACCTTCGATGCGATTAAGTATACCTAGCGCTAAAGTTTTACCGATGAATAAAAATAAGATAGGACAAATGATACTTAAATACCACCATTTCGTAAATAAAAATATCAATGGAATAAAAATAACACTCGGGAGGCCATGTGAGGTCAAAAACAAAACAGCCGCGCTATAGGGCGGAAATAGTAAAGATATTAATGCGGCTAAAGCATTTACTGCGTAATACCTTCCGCACCACCAGCAAGGTACTTGCACGGCTACAGGATGTACCGAGAATAAAACTGCCGCGATTAATGCTGCCGGATGAAATTTAAAAGTCGCGAAGATTAATTGCGCCGTAAGTATATGCAACAAAATACTCTTAATCTTTGCCCGGCGTACATTATACGGCTGATGCTTTAATAAGTTAGCGTCGTCGCTAACTACCCCGAATTTAAGAGCAGGGAGATAGATTGAATGAACCGATAAAATTATGATACTTCCGCCTAGTATATATAGTAAATTCATAATTTATTATACCGCCTTTTTAGAACAGTTACAGTCCGTCATACCTCCCCATCCTCTCTTTCCCGCGCCCCCGTGCCGGGACAGTACAAAAATACTAAAGCCGCCATGATACAATTAAACATTTTATTCAAAAAAAAATATTCTTTATTCTTTTCCATAGCGATAACCTTTTCATAAAATACTTACAATCGTTATTTTTATTTATCAATTCAGCACATCCTACGTCACACTCACACGTAACAATTTTGGTATTGCATTTAGAACAAACAGGATTAAACACCCTGTCCATGCTCGCATAAATTTCATAAAGCATTTCTTCTATTTGTGCTGATGTAGGCGGCGACTGTTTCATTGTATCCCTCCGTTTTATAACTTTCGCATTTTCCCAAAAAGTGCTTTGGCTAGCTTTTTTTATCATTGTCCACAAGCCTTGATATTTGATTGTGCAATGATGAGTAGATAAGTCTAGAAGCATATTAGTCCTGAGTATTGCGAGTTTCCATAGCCTCATAGTCAAAATTCTGCTCTATTTCTCTATATCCGATCCCTACAGGTAAAACTTCTACGCCATGTTCCTCATGGACTACCCGGGCGGCTTCCTCTACCATAAGATACAAAATACCGTCCTTCTCATACCCTTTTACTTCATCGTTAGCATTAATTAATTCATGGGTATTCGCCCCTTCCCCTTTAAGCAGGATGAATCTTTTGCCTAGTTTTACTTCTTTTGCCCCCGCTGGGATTTTGTCTGCTTTATAGATAATCAAGTCGCCCTGCTGTAATAGTACCTTACGCATTTGATACCTCCTTTTTA